CATCTGGAGACTTATGATAAAAACAAATTACTGGATTCCATAGTTCTACTTGGTAATCATCTTCCATCATATGGAAATGCCAAAATTCTCTATCTGTAATGAGTGAATCTCTGAATGCTCTTTCTTCTAGCTCATCCATTTTAAATCTTTCCACATCTACTTTATGCTGATGTGTAGCCCATTCTTCAATCATTGATCTATAATCTTTTTTAAAGTATCCCTCTATTTCAGGTAGACTTTTAAGATTATCTGGTGCTAATTGTTGTTGAGCTTCTTCAGAATTAGGATCAAGTCCTTGTGCAAGAAGTTGTGCTTGAATTTTTGCAGCAGCATTTTGAAGCAATACTTCTTCAATGGCTACTCTTTTTTGTTCTAACAATTCATTGTAAGAATATTCATCTACTGCTCTATATGTAAGCTTAGTTGATCTCTTAGCAAATTCAGCTACTAGAACATTGATAACATTTGGAATAATTGGATAAAACTTTAGTTCTAAAGCAGATACATCATCTTTTACTAATGTCTCTACAATGTCTCTATATTCATTATTCTCTTCTACAATGTAATCAGTTCTATCTATAATACCTTTTGCAAGTTTGTAATTCTTCATTAATCTGCGGGCATTCTTACGGATCTGTTTTAATCCTTGCCACTCAAGCCAATCTAAATTCCATGCAGCCCACTCTTCATCCTTTTCTTTACTTGGAATAAATTGCAAAGGCTGGGTAATACTACCTATTCTGTTGTATTCAGCTTTGGCTCCTTTTTTTAACTGAAGGGCGTTATATACTTGCATATCTTTTATTTAATATTTTTAAATGGAGATCTATTAATACCACCACCTAACGGTCCTCTACCCTGTCCCATATGGCGGAAAGGGCTTCTATTTAATTTAAACAAATTTTCTGACTTTTGCAAGTTTTTAGAAGCATCATCCATTATGACTCTTTTAGAATAACCTCTATTAGCTTGCTGTATTCTCATGAATGCAACTAAGGCTGCAAATGATACGAGTCTATCCACGTTGACTCCATCAGCATATTCTTGCATTTCTTTTAGCAACATAGGATCTGGAATACGTTCTATGCCATATTTAGTACGTACTACAGTACCATCTGTTTTAGTTTCTACATCAAGTTCTTCTTTACAGTACTCAATAGTATAACTTAATAGGTGAGCTTTAAATAAGGTACCTGTATTCTTCCAACCATATTCCTGAAATACGTTAGCATTTGCTCCTAAGTCTTTTAAGAATAATATCTGACTCTTAGGTACAAGGTATCTTTGTTTCTTTCTAGATATCATGTACTGGATAAACAATGAGATGTTATTCTCAATTACTGTCCAAGCATTATACCATTCTATAATTAGTTCTAGTCTTTGGTGAGTTTTATTAATATCATCAAATCTACCACACCATGCAGCTACAATTTTATCTGGTTCTATATATGTTTCTGTTTCTCCCATAGTTACTTTAGTAACTTCTACTGGAGCTTTCATAATATAAATAGAACAGAGTGATTCTGATGTTGTTGTTTTACCTTCTGATACAGGGTCAATAGAAGCATAGTACTGACCAAACGTTGGATCAGCAATAGGTCTTTCCCATACTACTAAACAACCTGTTTTATCTTCAGTCTTCTTACTTATAGGAAACTCTTTAATTGGTTGCTTATCCGTAGACTTTACAGCTACTTTACCATTCTCATCCGTACTAATATCTAAATACTCATATGCATATTCTTTTTCCTCAATTCTTCTACTTTGAGCAGCAACTAAATGTGGAGGGAATACAGATACAGATCTGTGTGCAAAAGCTTCTTGAATGTTTCTTGGGTGCTGAGAAATACGTAACTGATAATCTTCAGGAGCAAGATCTTTTTTCCATTCCTCAAACTGTCTATCTAATGCTTCTAAGGCTTCTTCTACAAGTGAATTACCAAAGTCATCAATATAAGGTGGCATTGACCATTGTTCTGGAATAAACAAACCTGACAAACCTGTAGTCCCTTTATTATCTATTAAATTAGTTTCTACAGCATAAATATCTTTTGATGTAGGATTTAGGATCATCTCTCTTAGAGGATTACACTGAGACAAGTCACCGACAGAACCTGCTGCAATAAACATACCTGTAGTAACCATACCTGAGCGCATGGCTGGGCGCATGTACTCATATGTCTGATCCATCTTAGGGGCAATCCCTGCTTCCTCATGAAAGAAGTATTTAACCGGACCCCCTACACCATTTGTAGGATCTTTTTCAAATGACATACCTTGTATGGTACCTTTGAGACCAACTTCTGTTTTTCTGTCTCCTTTTCTTACCTCAATCTTCTGTTGCCACATCATTACCTTGTCTGGTGACATAGGTCTATACCATGCTGTATGCTCATTTAAGAATGCTGCATATTCTTGTAAGAATTTCCAGGATCCTTTCTCATTGATATAATCTTTAAGACTTGCACCCATCTTTAGAGTTACCCCCGCTTCAAACCATTGTTGGTTTATAAACTTACCCATATGGTAATAAGAAGATGCAATCTGACGTTTCTTTAGAATAGCAGAATGTTTATAGTTTAACTCAGCCAATAATTCATAGAGAGCCATATGATACTGTGCATCTCTAATCTTGGCAAAGTCAAACTTCTGTTGTTCCTTATCAAAGATTGGTAAAAAGTTTAACCACATGTAGTATTCTCTTGCAAGAAACCACGTATCAGTTTTATCTTTTATTATTATTCCTTTTCTACATTTTGTTTTTTGATCATCCCAATAGGATATGAAATCTTTTGATTTGAATGGGGCTGTGCAATATACTCCAGTATCTCTAAATCTTCTTGATTCAGATATAAATATCTGATTAGTTGTATTGTTGAATCCGTAGTTACCGGGTTCTTTGAAAACCCCAAATATGAAGTTACTGAAGTCTGCTCTGGATTCAAAGCTTGTTGTTGTCCATGTTCCATTGTCATAGGTTGGTATGTCTTGATAAATCTCACTCATAATTAACTATCATAAGCTAATCCTTGTCCACCTCTTACTTTACTTGATTGCTCATCTTGAAGATCTTTGTAGACTCCTTTAAATGATGCTCTAATCTGATCAAAGTTTTTGGCTGCAGCTACTAGTGAATTAATATTTCCGTCTCTTCCTGCAGTAATCTGGGTAGTCTCCATATATCTAGCTAATCTATCTAACATGGAGGCCATACCTTTATAAGCTCTAGATGTAGGGGTTTCATACATTCTTTGACAAAATAATAAAGCTGTATGTATATCATCATCCTCTGTAGAAAATTCTGCTGCAATTTCTTTTAATATAATATACTCTTTATCTATTTCTGGAGTATGAAAGAAAGGATTCATATCTGGATTAGGGCATGTCATATAGAACAAATAGAGATATATTTTAAGATGATCTTCTGGATAATTATCCATTATATCTTTTAGTGCTTTAAGTGTATAGCAATGTTCTGTAGGAACTACAATTCCATTCTGAACATCAAATAGTCTTACAATCATTTTTTCTTAATTAAGTGCGGATGATCTTTCATAAAATTAACTATTGCAATGACTTCCTCATATAGATAAGGAACAATCATTGGAATAACTTCTTTTACAATAGGCTCACCATTAGTATCTAACTTAGCAATAGGATAACCATATTGATCTTCACCATCTGTTTCAAAAGTAATATGGTGAATAAATATCTTACCCGGTTGTAATTTAGGATTATGCTTTAATATAATATACATATAAACACTAAGCTGTAAAGCATAGTGATTAAAATTACAGTCATCTAAATGCTGTACTGGATCAAGCATTTTTTCTGACATACCTTCCCAGTTCTTAAAAGATTCTGTCTTAATCTCTTTATTAGTTTTGTAGTCAATGATATTAACTCTACCATTGACTACTTCAACTAAATCTGATTGGCCACATAAGCCTGCTGACTTAAGATAGACCATATGCTCTGGATACACGCCTGGATCAAGCTTTTGTAAAGGTGCAATCTTCAGACCATTTTCTCCTTCATATGGTTTAAAGATAGGAACAGTTATACCTTCTCTTTCAATAGATGCAAGTGAACATAAATCAGCTTCTCTTTGGTTATGATAAAATGTACCTAATGTAGTTGCACGCGTACCTTCATTATCCCAAATCTGAACAATTATTTTAGGATCAATACCGTACCATTTAGACCTTTTACTTTTAGTAACTCTTTCTGCTACTTTCTTTGCCTCAAAAGGTTTCTTTAGACTAGATATAAGAGTAGTTACACTAGTCCATTTGATTTGATCATTTGGATCTACACTCTTATAACTATGATCATCTGCATTAAATACTATGCTCATAATTGCTCTAATTTATCTTCTTCCTCTTCTGTAGCAATTGCTTGCCATTTACCAAGTGGACATTCTGATGAAAGAGATCTTGTTTTAAACTGAAGGGAGCACCCACATTCATTGCAACAAGGACCCGTGCCTTTTACTGCACACTTTCTACCTTTGCTTGGACAGTCATCACAAACATCATATCTCATTCTTGCAACATCTTCTACAAACTCATCTCTAATTACTGAGTTCTTAATGCCTTCAAGAATTTTAGTCTTGTTCTCCCAAATTGCTTTTAGTGCTGCTTTCATTTTTATTACTTTTAATTTTGTTTCTTTCTTCTGAGTCTTCAGTAATTTTAATTGTTATCTCTTTTAAAAGTATAAGCTTTTCTTCCATTGACTTCTTATTATGATAAGCATTATATGTGGAAGTATCATGATTCTTTACACTTTTTTCAAGTCTGACAATTGCTTGTTCAACAATTTTTGGTTTAACCATTACGTGACCTAAACCTTCAACATTTATTCTTGTATGACTCAGTTTTGACATTTTACCTCTTAGTTCTTTATAGTAAAACTGCACTAAGTCTTCAACAAGTTTTTCATGAATGTTTAAATCTTCAGAAACTATTTTATAAATTTTACTGGCTTTCTTCGGAATCATTACCTAAAAATTTATAATCAAGAAGTATTGTTCCTTCTGTTTGAATTTTAATGTCAGGATTTAAAGCTATCATTTTTTTATTCTTTACATCCTTTACAACCAAATTCTGTTTCTCTGCTTTATTAATTGCATTTCTAACTGTCTGAGGAGATTTAAAAATCCAACCTTCTTCAGAAGAAGCATCATAACAAAAATCTGTTAATGCAATTGGTTGATTAAAACTTAAAAGTGTTAAGCAATTCAAGTCAGAATCATTAATAGAAATTCTATTAATAAAACAATATGTCAAAATTTGGAATTGAACAACATCCCATTTTGGCATTTTTACACGTTTCTGTACCTGATTTACTATTGCCATGATTATCCTTTTCTAAGCTTTCTTTTTGCAGGCCCTTCAGAAACTGGTGGATCTAATTCTTCTTTTTCATCATCTTCAGCTTCTTGTTGAGCTTGAGCCATCATTGCATACTGCATTTGAATACTAGTTCTTTTAAATCTAGCTTCTTCAATTTTAAGAAGAACATCTTCATACTTTGCTTGTGCTTCTAAATACGGCAATGACTCAGTATAAAATTGAAGCATTTGTTCTTTTTGAGCAGCCAATTCTTCAGCTGTAAACTCTTTGTCTTGTTGATTTTCCATGATATTTAAATTATTGGTTTAGAACAAATATACAAAATAAGTTTAAATATAATAGATTTAAAACAAAAAATCCAGACACTCTAAGTATCTGGATCTCTATAGTTTAATTATTGTTATTGACCTGGCATACGTCTTCCATATGAACTTTGAGTTGGACCACTACTTCTGGTTTTAGTAACTTTTCCACAATTACTTCTTCTTCTACGTTTTCTTTTACCATCAAAGTCTGTATACTCTTCCATACAAGAATCCTCTGAAGCACCGCCTACTTTATAGCTTTTCATAGAACGGATCATTTGATTTTTACTATGTTGCATAATTACCTATTTTTAAATGTAAAGTTTAATATTGTAAATAAATAAAAGTCTCTTGATATATCAATTTCAACTGATAAAATATCTATAAAAGAAAGTCTTACTTTAATGTTTAACTTATCCCATTGTTTGGTATAAGAATTCCATCCATTTCTAAACTTCATATAGTTTATTTTAATGGTAAGTACTTAGTAGCGCCTCCAGCTTTTACAGCTTTAAGGATCTGTTTTCTTTGTGCACCATCTGAGTTGTAAGATACATGCACCCAGTCAGGATTTGCATCTGTTCCAAATTCCCAGATCATTTGGTCAAAGTTTACATTGGCTTTAACAAAGTCAAAGATTTGTTTGTTAGTTACTGTTGTACCATCCATATCAATATCAATTGCTTCACCTTTACAATGTTGTGAAGATGATGATCCACCAATAGCTGCATTAAGCTCTTTGCTGCGGTATCCTGAACTAATACGGATAGGAACACCAAAATGGTCACGG